ATTTTACTTATAGCCTTGGATCAGGTGCAGCCACAGAGATTGCACGTGCGCAAGAATTAAAGATACGTAAGCAATTAAATGCTCAATTAGCCAAAGAAGTAGAATTGAAGAAGCTAAGAGATAAGTACGATCTAGAACGTATTGGCCTTATGGCTGCTCTCAATCAGGCTACCGATGAAGAGACAAGACTACGCCTAGCAGAGAAGTTGGCCATATTAGATGGCGATGCTTCTCAGGTAGATGATTACCTTGCGCTATCTGAGTCTATGAATGAATTGATCGATAGTACTAACACAGTAACCAATGCATTTACTAGCACAGCAGCAGCCATATTAACTGCTGGTCAAAAAATAGCTTATGGCCTAGGTGTTAGCCCATCTCAAATAGGCACAGGCGGAGCAATTATTGCTACAAGTCCAGGCAGTGTTGGTTCTTCTATAAGTAATGCTGGTGGCATTGCTAGTGTTGCAATTAATCAGGGCATGTTAGGTACAAGTAAAGAAGCTATAGATCTGAGCATATCTTTAGGATTTACTAATACATCAAACATAACAGATGCTTTGACTAGAGCTGTAGCCGAATCCTTAATAATTAACAATAAGAACGGATTACCAACCGCGCCTGCTGGATTCTTATAATGCCTATACCAGTAATCAATGCAGTCATTAACTTTAGTACTGGGCCTGCTTTTGCTCAGGCCATGATTTTAGATTCTGGCATTTTGAATACAAACATACTGGCAGATTCAGCAGCTGTAATTGTGGATGTGTCTGATTTAGTTAATTTAATTCAGACTAACAGAGGACGTAACGCTGTAGCAGATGAGTTTCAAACCGGTCAATTAACTTTACGCATAATCGATCAAAATGGCGATTTTAATCCACAGAATCCATCTAGCCCTTACTATGAACTATTAACGCCCATGAAGAAGGTGCAGATAACTGCAACCTATTCAGAAGTAACATATCCAATCTTCTCAGGCTTTATTACATCCTATGTAAACACTCAGCCTCAAGATGCAACAGAAGTTGCCTACACTACGATCCAAGCTGTAGATGCCTACAGATTAGCCCAGAATGCCCAGATCTCAACAGTTACCGGTGCGACTGCTGGTGATCTATCAGGTACAAGAATTAACCAAATTTTAGATCAAATCTCATGGCCATTGACAATGCGTGATGTGGATGCTGGATTAACTACTTTACAAGCTGATCCTGGCACTACACGAACTTCCCTGGCCGCGTTACAGACTGTAGCCAATAGCGAGTATGGTGCGATTTACGTTGATGCCGCTGGATCTTTTGTTTTTCAAGACAGATCAGTAACTGTTTCATCCATAGGCGGCACACCCACACTATTTGCAGATGACGGCACAGGCATTCAATATGCCAATGCAGTATGGAAGTTAGACGATACTCTGGTATTTAATTCAGCCACTGTTACTAGGACTGGCGGCACTGCTCAGGTAGCAACCGATGCAGCTTCTATTACTAAATACTTTGTCCATTCTTACTTTTTAAATAACCTATTGATGCAGACCGATGCTGTTGCTTTAGACTATGCCCAGGCTTATGTGGCTTCTAGAGCTGAGACCAGCATACGATGCGATGCCGTTGAATTAGACCTATACACCCCAGACTACAACACCGGCATAATCGCAGCCCTAAACCTTGACTTCTTTGATCCAATCACAGTTATCACTACTCAGCCAGGCGGATCTACCCTGGACAAGACTTTACAAATTTTCGGTGTGGGCATGAACATCACCCCGAATAGTTGGAAAACAGTGTTTACAACATTAGAAAGAATATCGGATGGCCTATTGTTGGACAACAATTTATTTGGCACGTTAGACTATAATGTGCTCAGTTACTAAGGAGATATAATGGCTAAACAAACCTTCACTACTGGGCAGGTATTAACAGCTGCTCAGATGACAAATTTACAACAGACAGCCATGGGCGGTGGCTCACCTGTAACTAAAACTGCATCTTATGTTCTAGTTGCTGCCGATGCCGGAACTGTAATACAAATGAACTCAGCATCATCTACAACCATTACAGTAAATACTGCATTGTTTGCGGCTGGTGATTCTGTTCAAATTCAAAATATCGGTGCAGGAGTTTGCACAGTTACTGCCGGTACTGCAACAGTAACAACAGCAGGATCTTTGGCATTAACTCAATGGGAAGGTGGCAATCTTTATTTTACTTCTACAAGTGCCGCTATCTTCTTTGATATTATTCAAGCCGGTGCATCTATCCCTTTAACAACAAAAGGTGACTTATTCGGTTTTGATACCGCTAATGCTCGTATTCCAGTTGGTACAAATAATCAAGTATTAACAGCCGACAGCACACAAGCATTAGGTGTTAAATGGGCTACACCTTCAGCTGCTGCAAGTGGTTTAACTTTAATTAAAACTCAAACAATAGGTAGTGCAGTTTCATCTGTAACTGTAACTAGCGCATTCAGCTCAACTTATGATAATTATTTGGTAACAGTAACTGATGGAGTGGCTTCTAATAGCTCAAGTTATTTAAATCTTATTTTAGGTTCAACATCTTCAGGTTATTCTTATTCTGGAATGCTAATGGCGTTTAATTCAAATACAATAACCGGCAGTTCACAAAATGCTGGCGCGGCCATGTTTGGTGGTTATTTTAGCACAAATGCTTTATCTAGTCAGATTATAATACAAAATCCAAATCTTGCAAAAAGAACAGTTTTTATGACAGATACTATTGCGGCAGCGGCATCTAATTATGTTGCGAGTTATAAAGGATTTTTAGATGATGCAACTCAATATACCGCTTTTACTCTTACAACTACTAGCGGAACTCTTACAGGTGGAACAATTCGTGTCTATGGCTATCAGAACAGTTAAGGAGTAGAAATGTATAATGTACAAATTGATGATTTAGTGCGACCTGCAACAGCTGATGAGGTCGCTATCTTCAAAGCAAAAGAAATTGAGGAAGCAAACAAACAAGCCGAAGCCGAAGCAAAAGTAACTGCTAAGAATGCGCTATTAAGCAAACTTGGCATTACAGCTGAGGAAGCCGCACTACTTCTTTCATAATGAAGCCATGGTTGTGTGCAGCAGGGGTAGAGCTTAGGGATGCCGTTACTACCTGGTATCCAGATAGGCGCACTACCAGTGATGGGTGGATTGGTGATGCTCGTCATGCTGCCAGAAAATCAGATCATAATCCAGACCAGACCGGATGCGTGCGAGCCATTGATATTGATTCTCGCTTGGATTCATCCGAAGGGCTCTCGGTATATCTGGCTGACCAGATCAGAATCTGTGCGAAAACCGATAAGCGCATATCTTACGTAATACATAATGGCATGATCGCTAGCAAGATACTTAACTTTAAGTGGCGTAAGTATTCAGGATTCAATAAACATACGCGACACATCCACGTTAGCTTCAATCCATCTGGTGATAAAGATGGCAAACCGTTTGATATACCACTACTAGGGGGCAAGATATGAAGATCAGCAAGAAGCAAGAAGCCATACTAAAGTCTTACGCACGTGGGGTGTTAGTATCCTTCTTAACATTTTTAGCAAGTAATGAATTAGGTTTAGATCCTGCTGCATCTGTGATTGTTGCAGCTTTAGCAGGTCCAGCAGCTAGGGCTCTAGATAAATCCGACAGTGCTTATGGCCTCGGTGCAGATGAAGCATGACACCGGGCGAATGGGCTGGCTTTGGGGCTGGCGTTATCGCAGTGCTGTCAGGCGTGCTAGTCGGATTACGTTTCTTAGTTAAAGGTTGGCTTAATGAATTGCGCCCCAATTCTGGGACATCAATAAAGGATGCCATTAACCGAATAGACGAAAGAAGTTCACGATTAGAACAGCGTGTTGATGATCTATTTATCTTAATTAGTAAGTCATAATTTTAAGATGGCTAACACACGTAAGCGAAAGAAGATTAATAGGCGCGTGGTGCGTAAATCACCTGATCCATTATCTAAGCTAGAAGTGTTTTATATTGCCAAGCATGAGATGTATAAAGCTGCTCGCAAAGCTGGATTTAGTGAGCCGATTGCGTTGGCTTTAATGGATAGTCCAGGTTCTATGCCCGACTGGGTAGTAGGCGAAGACGGCATTATCCCATCCATACCTACTCCCGAAGAGGATGAAGATTAAGCGATACTTAGTAATAAGTGACCTACAAATCCCATTTCATCACGAAGCAGCTGTAAAGAATGTAATTAAGTTAGCACGTAAGGAGAAGTTTGATTCTGTATTGGTGGTCGGGGATGAAATTGATTTTAATACAATTAGCAAGTGGGCCGAGGGAACACCTATGGCTTATAAGCAGACCATTCACCAGGATCGTGAGCTTACTAAAGAGATCCTTTGGGATCTAAGTGAATATTCTAAAGAGTGCCACATTATCCGAAGCAACCATACGGACAGGCTTTACAACACCTTATTAAAAGTACCTGGCTTAATCAGCTTGCCAGAGTTGCAGTATCCAAAGTTTATGGGCTTTGCCGAAATGGGCATGACCTACCACAAAGAAGCCTATGAGTTTGAGCCGGGCTGGATGTTGGCCCATGGAGACGAAGGCAACATGTCTCAGCACGCTGGTATTACTGCCCTTAACTTGGCTAAGAAGTGGGGTAAATCAGTATTGTGTGGCCACACCCACAGACTAGGCATGAGTGCCTATGCAGAAGGCGTAGGAAGCCATTACAGAGCCTTATACGGTGTAGAGGTAGGTAATCTAATGGATAGGAAAAAAGCGTCTTATTTACGCTATGGAAGCGCGAATTGGCAGATGGGTATTGCTATACTAGAAGCCGTTGGAAAGACACTGACACCCACGTTAGTGCCGATCAATAAGGATGGCTCATTTACCGCACTGGGCAAGTATTACGGGTAACATCGTTACCTAATCGTTATACAAAAACGCCCCAAAACTATCCACAAAGTCATACACAAGTGCGACACTATTGCTATGCCACAAAGCGTGGTATGGAAAGTAGGGCTACATGAGTGCGGAATCAATACTGCTACATTCACAAGCTGTCATAAGAGATAATGCTCTTAGAGCTGAAACGATTGACACCTTAGATGATGCAATACAGTTGTTAAGCGAATTAGGTCGAACAGACTTATCAGAGCAAATCCATCAAGTGTTATTGCAAATTGATAAGTTTAAGAATCAACATCAAGATCTACAAATGGGCATAGTCATTGAGTTATTTGCAGCCAGAATGCAGCCAAGCGCATGACACTTAAAGAAGCAGGTTTGCTCTGGGTAGCATCAATGGTTGGCATCATCTATGCCTACGGTTTAATTCAAAATGCAAAGCAAACACATTACTGGCGTGGCCGCAAAGATGGCTGGGACATGCACCGAAGAATGATTGAGAATAAAACCAATGCCGACAACAACTGAAAAATTATTTGCTGATGTTGTTAGTACGATCCACGAGCGCGGAGCGGTGTACGGTCATCCTTACCACAACCATAAGCGGATCAGTGAACTCTGGTCGGCATATCTCGACCATCCGATTACGGCTAGTCAAGTCGCATTATGCATGGCACTCGTCAAGGTTTCTCGGCTTACAGAGTCACCGAATCACGAGGACAGTATTAAAGACGGACTTGCTTACCTTTCGATATACAAGTCAGTCCTGGATGCAGAAATGGACACGCAATTTACCTGGGGGGTTGATTAAATGAAAATCACATTTAATAAAGAATGTAGTGGTATTGGCGTGTGGTATTTAGGAGAAGATACAGCTCTGATAATTGATCTGTTATTTGTCTCAGTAAGGATCGGGCGATACTAATGTTTAATTTAGCTGATTACGAAACAGTCGAGAGCCGACTAGAAAAATGGTGGAAGGACTATCCAGATGGAAGAGTGGGAACGAAAATTGAACAGGCCACAGACACTAGATACATTGTTAGTGCTGAATTATTTAAGACGGAAGCCGATGCAAAACCATGTGCGACTGGGCTTGCTAGTGAAGTCATTTCTGATCGCGGTGTTAATTCAACGTCTGCATTGGAAAACTGCGAGACTTCAGCGATCGGCCGTGCGCTTGCAAACGCAGGTTATGCGGCTAAGGGAAAACGCGCAAGTAGAGAAGAGATGAGCAAAGTTGAACAATTCAAACCTAAGTACTCTGCACCCGGATCTAAATCAGCTGCGATGGAGATGGCGTTACATATTGTGGAGCAAAAATCTATCGCTACTGCTGACGGCTCTGGTCCAGTTGAGTGGTCAGTTGGTGAAACTGTTGCTCAAATTGGCGAAGTGGTTGATGTTAGTTTTACTTGTAAGCATGGTGATATGGTAAAGAAAGAAGGCCTAGCCAAAGCTACAAATAAACCATACGCAGGTTATGTATGCACTGCACCAAAGTCAGATCAATGTGAAGCTCGATGGGCTAAATTAACAAGTGCCGGCACGTGGTACTGGCCCGATGATTCGGAGCAAGGTAAAGGGGGTGAGTGATGGGATATGTTGAAATATTAAGAGGTGGACCTTACCTGGAAAGAATAGAAGCCGACCAGGTAAAGTTCATACCTTCAAATGACTTATGTATAGCTTGTAATGATGACAGGTTAATACATAGTGGTAATTACTTGATTTGTACTCAATGCCATACCAGGCAATAAGGATATTATCATAATGCACCCACAATTCAAATGTAATGGCTGTAAGGCTAAGACAGAGTTCTTATGGCTGGAGCAATTAGATACGCCTGAAGGGTTTAAGGCTTATCAGTGTATGAGCTGTGGCTGTGTTGGCGTAAAGAATATTGCTGAGGCCCTGCATATCCCGGACAGCAGCATAGATAGATGCACTAAGTGTGGTGGCTGGCAGTTCCTAGGCTCTGGTTGCCACACTTGTGCTTTGATTGGAGCATGATGCCTACCTATGAATACAGCTGTAATGATTGTGGCACTTATGGCTCAGTGCAGATATCTTATGATGATGAAATTACCGGTATGGATTGCCCTAAATGTAATTTGCAGATGTCTCGCATTTACTCAGCACCTGGGTTAATCTTCAAAGGTGGTGGATGGGGTAGTAAGCCATGAGTGAGGCT